CTCTCGGGGCGCTTCTACGAGATCAATCTCACCCGCACGGGCGGCGTGCCTGTCACCGGCTGCGGCGACTATCTCGCCCCCACGCCGCGCATCCTGCCATGCGCTCTCCTGGCGGGCGATCCGGACTATGCGACGCTGCGCGAAGGGCAGGAATATGCCAATGCCTTCACCCGGGGCGTGCTGGTCGGCCCTGCGCGTCGCTTCGATCATGCGCTCTACAATGCAGCGATCGCGGCTGGCGCGACGGCCTTGGAGGCCGAAGCGGCGGCGATGCGGGACGTGGGCTTGTATCGCTGCACCGACCGCACCGGCGCCGCCTTCCAGCAGGTCGGCTTTTCGAGCGGCACGATCACGACCAGCACCGACCTTTTCACCGGCGGCATAAGCGAGGACTCCACGGCCGATCCGCTTCGCTGGGGCGTCACGGTCGACCTGACTGGCGAGCCGGTGATGAGCCTGGCCATCCCGGTCGTGGGGCGGCTCGGCTGGTCTGCCCGTGCGTCCTTCTTCAACGGCTCGAACAACGCGAGCATGTACCTCAAGCCGGATGGCAGCTTCCAGGCTGCCCAGGCCACGGCATATCCCGGCCGCGGCACCTTTCACTACGGCGAGGTAATCGCTCTGCGCCTGAACACGGCCGGCATGATCGCGGCGATCGGGCGGACGAACCCGACCCTCTATGTCCAGGTGGTCGGGGGCAGCGACGTGCCGGGCGGCTATCTGCGCCCGACGCTGGTGCGCGGCGAGCAGGCGATGATCTAGGCCCGCCGCGCCCTTCACCTGCTACCACCGCGCGCCGGCGCTCACCGGCATCTGATCACCCCGTCAGCTTCCGCGCATACCCATCCTCATCCTGCGCTGGCATCCCCGACGTGCCCGAGAGCGCCGCATAGTTCACCGGCGGCCCCTCAGGTGCGGAGGAGAGGATTTCCAGCCGCTTCATGCGATCCGCAATCAGCGTGGCGGCGAGCAGCCTGCCTTTGAGGCGCTCGTCAGGGTCGTGGTGCTGCATCCGCTTGAATAACGCGGGGGTCCAGCCCTGCATTGCGCGCTGGATCATCTGGATAAGCTCGGGCTCGTCTACCTGGCGCATGCGAATCGCTCCTGTGGTGGAGCGGGAACGTATGCAGAACGGCGGGGTGTAGGAAAGGGGCTAGGCGGGCAGCTGATCGGCCTGCCCGGTGTTGATCATATAGGCCTCGCACCACGACCGCTTGACCATTCTCTCGACTGCGGCCCCAGCTGTGCCATCAGACGGTAGGCGAACGAAACGACTACTGTAAGTGCCTCTATGGCCGTCTGGCAGCTGGACGCCTTCGATGACAAGTCCATCGCCCACCATGTTCTCAAGCGGCAGGACTTCCGCGACGACGTAGACCTTACCAGCCTCAAGGGTAGGCGAGGTCCGCCGCGACCCGCGAACACAGTAGGCGCGGTCGCCAGCTTTCCACCCGCCTCGTGGCTCTATGGTGAAAACGAGGCTCATGCCCGCACCCTACCGCCCGCGACTCACCTCGTCCAGCGCTACCAGCGCCCGCTACACGATTATCGCTGGCGTGTCGAATCGGGAGGGGGTAGAGGGGAGGGGCTGCGTTGACCCGAGAAGAGCGGAGTAGGTGTCTAGGCACCGCGAATACCGAGCCGGTGGAACTCCGGATAAGGCGCGACTGACAGCCGGAAAGACGGTGCTGGCCTGCCGGTTGGGCTAGTTCGAGGTGGGTGCCCGATGCCCTTGCAAGCTAGGGTGGCCGCGACCTCGACCAGATAGAGGCGGCGGCGTGGAAGGACACGCTGACCAACGGGGTAAGTCTCAACACGCTTCGGCGCTGTAGCCCCGGGTGGAACCTGTGAAGCGGATTATGCAGGTGGGGTCCATCGGGAATCCGATAGACCCATGAACGTGAGAACTGCTCACCTTAAAGGTTGGGAATCCCAACCATTGCGTCCCTGCGGATCTGCAGGGACTGCGCGCCGCCCTCGCGTAGCGATATCGCTACGCGCCAGAGCCCCGATCCGCTCGGCTACGTACACCGGGGCGCGATCCCCGTGCAGCACGCTCGATCAGGCTCATGCCGCTCCCCTGATTCGTCATGCGGGGGAGGGTGGATCAGGTGGGGTGAGGGGGCAAGGGGCGGATAGAACAACATCGGGCTGGTCGAGCTGGTCGCGCCACCACTGCCGGGCAAAGTCCTGCTGGTGCGGCGTCCCGTCGAGAAGCCAGCGCGCCGCCTCAACCGCGCGGGCTCGCCAACGATCATGCCGCTTGACCCGGCGCTCTAAGCCGGCCGCATAGCTGCTTGCCTCGAAAGGCGGATTGCCACGCTTATTCGGATCCATGCTTTCCTCCTCTCGCCTCCCCGCTCACGCCACCCACCCCCGTTCACGCGGGAGTAGGGGAGGGGCGATTGTGTTTTCCGCTTGACGCCGTATCCCGCGCAAATGCGAGGCCTGATTTCCCAGAACGCCAGTCGAACAGCCGCGGAAAACTGCGGCTTCCGCATAACGGCGTCTTAGGCGGGACCCCAGGATTTCTGCTGATTCGCTCACCCGATTTTCTCCTGTTTTCCATTGCCACCATCTGTTCCCTGCCAGCGCAGGACGGCGGCACTGGACAGCTTCCGGTTGTTCCGGCGCTTGGCATAGTGCTCCACGATCCGAAGCGACTGACCCGACATCGACGAGGTTTCGGCCAGGCTGCAGCCCATCTGCAGCAGCGCGATGACGGCGTTCTTCCGCAGCCCGTGCGGTACGACATGCTGGCCACGCTTCCGCGCCCATGCCTGCAGGTGGTCGCGCAAGGTGCCGGCGCGGCGCGGACGGAGGTTGGGGCCGTACAGGATCGTCATGGCTTCGCGCGGCGTCTGCGCCAAGATCGCCGCCAGCTCGCTGTGGATCCGAAGATCAAGCTCCTTGCGGGTCTTCTGCTGCTTCACGAACAGGTAGCCGTCGCGGATATCGGACCAGCGCATCTTGCACACGTCGCCGATCCGCTGGGCTGTGTAGTAGAGCAGCGCGACCGGCAGCCGCACTTCGGGGTCCTGCAGCGCTTCCTCAAGCAGGGGCAGGGGCCAGGGCTCGTGCTCGGCTTCCTCGCCCTCCAGCTCCTCGATGCCCTTGGAAGGATCGGTGGCGATGTGATCTTCCGCGATCGCCAACTTGAAGAGATTGCGGAGAACCAGCAGCGTCATGTTCGCCGCGCCCGGCCGATCCTTCATGGTCGCCATAAGCGCCTTGATGTCGCGCTTCTCGACCGCGCTGACGGGCGCCATGCCGAGGTGGGTCTCGATCTGGCGCAGGTAGATCAGGTAGGTCACCTGCGTCGATTCCGAGCGCTTCCTGAAACGGTCGCTTGCTTGATAGACACGACTGATCTCGGCCACAGTCGGCACCGAGACGATTGTCTGGCGCGCGTGGCGGGCCGCGACCATGCCGGCGTACACCTGACCCCACGACTTGTCCGACCGCGGCGGCAGGCGGTTGTAGACCTTCTTCCCCGCCAGCATCGTGCCGGTGTCGAAATACTCGTACGTGCGCCCCCGCGCTCGCACGGTCTTGATGTAGGGGAAGCGCTTAGGCGGCTGCGCCATAAAGCGGCGATCCCTTTCTCCAGTCGTGCGCGCCGTCACCGGACAGCTGCTCAAGCATGTCGTCGATTGCGACCCGGCTCCAGTGCTCGCTATTTCCGAGGCGCACCGGCTGCGGCAGGCGGCCGGCACTGACCTCCCGCTCGAACTCGACGGCGGACAGGTCGCAATAGGCAGCAGCCGTGGCGCGCTTCATCATGCGGGGCCAGTCGGGCGCTACGCTACCCATCCCGCCCCTCCACCTTCTCAAGCGCCTCCCGAGCGCCTTCGCCGTGGGCCTGGATGGTGCGGCCATCGGGAAGCCGGCGTTCGCAGCCGGTGGGGAGCTTGTAGTAGCCGGCGGGGCAGTAGGTGCGGGTCATAGGTCGATCACCTGAGGATTATGCTGCTCTTCAACCGTTACGAAGAAGGTGCCCTGGGGCGTGTTCATCTTTGATTTGGCGAACGAGTGGACAGCCGCGCCAACGAACTTTCGATTTTTCGTCAAATCTCTTGTGGCGGCGACGACCGTTTTGCCTACCTGCCGCTCGAACGAGGCCATCCACTTCGCCCGGTCCTGCAGGAGCCACAGGATCAGAATGCACGCCGGCAGGTTATATGGTGCGCCGTATGTTGCCGTTATTCCGGCGGCAGTGGCGATCAGCACGCGCGCGATTTCGCTCACTTCCCTTCCTCCAGCTCCGCGATCCGCGCGGCTTGCTCTGCGATGATGGACAGGGCCTCGGGGAAGAGGTTGACGGCGGCGCAGGTGAGCGCGGCATTTGCCTTGTCCTCGGGGACCGTGGCGTCGGTAGTGGCCAGCAAAGCGATAAGGCGATGATCATCCGACATGATCGCGCCAACGGCTTGGCCGCGCTCGCTGGCGATCCGTTCAACAATCTGACGGCCAATGCCGTCCTTATCATGAACCAGGACGCCGCCCTTCCACGGTAGCGGCGTCGCCCCCGCCAGCAGCGGTTCGATCTCAGCGCGCAGGGCGGCGGCGCGGGTGGGGAGGTCGGTCATGCCATGCACCGCCGAGCGCAGACCTGCCGCTTGCCCTGATTAAATAGGATGGCCTGCATATTGGCGGGGGTGCCGTTCGGGTGATATTCGGCGCCTACCGAAAAAGGGCACGGCTTCGGATACGGGGTCATGGCTGCACCTTGCTGGGCTTCTTGCACCGCTCGATGATCAGGATGCGCGTACGCTGGACCAGATCGACGGCAGCCATAGCGTCCGGCGTTCCCTGACACATCTGGAGCGTCAGCCAGGTCTGAAGCTTCGACAGCTCGTCTAGCAGCGCGCTGGCTTCGTCGTCGGTGCCCCGCGGCTGCAAGACGGTCGCCTTGCCGGTAAACATGGGCTTCATGCCTTCCCCTCCAGCTCTGCGATCCGCGCGGCTTGCTCTGCGAATGGCGATCGGCAAGGAGTGTACATGCAGTCTCGGTGTCGGTGACAGGATCGGCGGCTGCATGGCTCCCAAGGCCCCTTCGTCGCCCCCGCCAGCAGCGGTTCGATCTCAGCCCGCAGGGCGGCGGCGCGGGTGGAGGTGTCAGGCATTGGCGATCTCCAGCAGCACGTCAGCATGGCAGTGCGGGCCAGCGCACCAGCAAGCGAGATTTTTGCCGCGCAGGGGCGATAGGTCAGCCGGATAGCCGGCAGCTTCCCGCATTTCCGGATCACGCAGCATGTCACGAAAGAAGCCGACCGCGCCCTCATGGTCTAGGGCGTGGCGTTCCATTGGCCCACCACCGATCACGAATGGATTGCCCCAGCGTGTCGAGCGATCCACCTTCACCGTATTCTCGGGCATGCGCCAGCCCTTGCGGCGCGATAGCTGCACGCGATGCGGCTTATCCACGATCGCCCTCCCCATCGCTCGCCGCGACGATCTCCGTGGCCTGGTCGGGGGCGGCGGGGAGGGGCTGCCAGTGGGTGGGAACGCTGGAGCCAATGCCAGCGCATTCGTCACTTTCGCTATGCGCGAAATAGCGACCCGTCTGCCAGTTGGCCCACGGTACATACCACGCGGCCGTCTCGATACAGGACCATGGTGCTCCAAGCCACAGCAGCACGCGCGTCCCATCCTTCGGCGCCGTCTTGATCGGTTTCCACCCTCCCCCGCGCGCAGGGGCGTCGCTGGCGGAGAGGGAGTGGATCGCGGCGGCGATGTCGTGAACAGCCCGGTCGTAATCGATCTGTGGAACGCCACCGGGCGCAGCATGTGCTTCCGCCACCCCCGCCGCCTCCTCAAGCGCCTCGGCCCGCACGGATGCGGCGGTGCGGTCGGCGAAGGCGAGCATGGCAGCCAAGGCGTACCGGTCGCCTTCTTGCCACTTGGTCACCGGCCATTCGCGCCAGTACACAGTGCGGATAGGGCGGCTGGTCTCGGCTGCATACGCCTGCGCCAGCGCCTCCCGCGCTTCCTGTTCTCTCGTCATGGCTTGGCTCCGATAAGGGCTTGTAGCTTGGGAAGTATTTCTGTCCGCCAGACATGCTCCGGCGTGCTATTGCGAGCGCCGACGTTCAGCATCATCGCTAGCTCATAGAAGGCGTCTACGTAGCCAGTGTACGCCTCCCGCGCCTTCTCCAGCTTGCCGCGGAGGGCCTTGTTGTCATCCACGATCTCGCACATGCCGCGCTGAAGCTCGTAGTTGACCTTTTGCGCAGCTTTCAGCTTGTCGGCCTCGTGCTGGCGGAGGGCAGCGAGGGCCGCGGAGGCAATTTCGGTCGGGTCCAAGGTGATCCAGTGCCCGCCGTAGCACGCGGACACGTGCCCATCCTCGTCCAGCACCGCAAACCCGGTGCGCCCGGTAAAGTAGTCCCGGACCGCGTTTGCCGCCTCCACCAGCGCGGCGTCGTCAGGATGGGGTGGGGTCATGGGATGCTCGGCACGTCGCGCACCGCCTTTTCAATCTGCGCCATGCCTGCCGAGAACTCGCGCTCCCACAGGCGGCCACACTCAAGATCGCTGGCCAGCTTCTCAGCTAGAGCGGCGACAGCGCGGAGATTGATCACCGCCATACGTCGGTCGCTCATCCCCGATCCCCCTGAGATTGAGAGAGGGCGGCGACGAGCGCTTCCGCTGCCTGGCGATGGGTCACGACCAAATCTGCACGTTTGACGCCGAAAAGCGCCTTGATCGCGCGAAGCATGAAACCACCAGCGTCTTCATAGATATCCTGCCCGCGCGCCAGTTCGGCCTGGAAAGCCCGGATTTCAGGCCAGCCGATGCGGTCAAGAGCGGCACGCAACGCGGCCTCTTCCCGCTCCTCAACATCCCCACACGCCAGCCGCGCAAGCTCCTCCTCCGCCGCCTTGAGCCGGGTGCCGCAGTCGAGAAGGGCTGTGCGGAGGGGAGTCTCTGTGGCGAGGCGGGCAGCAGCGATAGCCTGGACAGCAGGGGCGCCGTCCGCCTCCGCAGAGAGGATCATATCAGCCCCAGTGTGCGTGCCGCCCATGGCGATAAATAGCCGCGCAGCCGCTTCCCGATCGCTCTGCACCACAGGCACAGTCTCACCGTTCATCTGATGTCTCCTTGGTCAGGTGTGCGCGGATGGCGGGCTTCTCTTCCGCCAGCAAATTACCCTGCCAGCTCAGCGGGTTGGGGACAGTTGCAAATTCTTCCGGCCAGTCGGTGCGAGACCACGAACATCCACCCTCGTCGTCGACCTCCGGCCAACACGCGACATAATCGTCGTCACACTCCTCGCATTGGCAGCCCTCGAGTCGCTCCGCGCGCGGCCACAACAGGCTGTTGCCCGAGTATCCACAACGGCCGCGCCCAAAGGCATCTTCCAGCGCAGTCATCAGGTCGTCCGTCAGCTCGGCGAAGTCGGGTCCCGGCGCGCCTTCCCGGTCCAGATCGCAGCCCCATGTGCTGCACCCGCGAATGATCCAGTAGCGCGGGCGCTGGTTGATCGTCGCGATGGTGAACAGTGCTCTGCCGTCACCGTATGCAGTGGGCAGCAGCCTAGGCGTGAAGGGCGGGGTGTCGCCCTTGACCCAGAGGTGGGAAGTCTCCTGGACCTCAACCGCTGCGCGCAGCTGCTCGTGGATGCTGTCGGCTTCGCGCGCCACCAGCCCCGCCAGGTCCTCACGGCGGGTCACGCGGCGGGGTCCTGCTGGAGGAGGGCGCTTATCTTTTCAGCCTTGGCAATCGCTTCTGCGCGGACCCGCTCGGGGTGTACGAAACCTCCGGTTTTCCAGCATTTGAAGGCGTCTGGATCGATCACTCGCGCGATCTCTCGCACCCGGTCCTGGTCAGCCGACATGGGGATGGTCCTTTGATGGGGTGACGAGGGTGCGATAGCGAGACAGGAATATTTCTGCGGCCTCGTACGGACCCCAAGGAGATATCCTCTGAGGCAGCGGCTCTGCGCCCTTCACCCAAGCCCATTCATGCCGATCCGCACCGGGCATCAGGTCGCGCTTCTCCGTCGCGAGCATGCGCAAGTCCCATCGCTTGATAAGGACGGGATCACGCATGCGGACATTGAAACGTGCCAATCCGGCAGCCTCGCACCGCTTCTCCACCCGCTTGTAGTCAGGGCACAGCGACTTGAGCGGACCAGTCATGTCCCCGCATGTCGGCTCGCCCAGCTCGTGCATCAGCGCGTCATAATCGTCTCCCGGCTCGAAAGCGGGATCGTCGGCTATGGCGTAGCTCATTAGCACGCAATGCTGCGCCACGCTGTAGAAGGCTCGCTGTCCAGTCGCCCGTGACACAGCCTGCCCGGCAAATCTGCACGCGAAGGCGAGGCCATATGCCACGTCTTCGATGGTGATCTGGGAAGCTTCCGGGTTCTCGAAGTCGAAGTAAGTGCCAGACCCGAGCATGATGGTAGGGCCGACGATGCGCCCGATTGTGCTCTCGCGCATGGCGGTGATCGCTTGGCCCTCATCCATGCCCCGCCTCCTTCCCCAGCCCCGCCACAGCATCCACCACCTGCACCACCTCGTCGGTACGCAGCGCCTCGGGGAGGGTGTCGATCAGGGATTGAATGCGCGGGTCGCGGGGCGGAGGGGCGATGAAGCCGAAGTGGCGAAGTGTCGCGATCACGTCTTCGTCAAAGGACGTGTGAGTATCGCTAAAGCAAATGGCGTCTAGCTTCTCCGCCCACTCCTCCTCCGTCACCTGGCGGGCAGGAGGAGTGCGAAGGTAGTCGGCGAAGGCGAGGAGGGCGACGTTGCGGTCCACATCGCCACTCCGATAGCGGCCAGCCAGCGGACGCTCCCCTCGCTCCTCCGCCTTCCGCGCCGCCAGCTCCCGCGCCTGCTTCATTGCCGGGTCTGTCATGCTGCCATCTCCCGCCGGCGCTCATCGGCCCGGTCACGCAGCGCCTGGCCATCCTCGTCGGACAGCAACGGCAGCAGGGCGGCGACGCGCGCGTCCAGGTCGACCAGCAGCTCGGCCGCGTCGATCTCGTCCAGCGCGGAAGCGAGGGTGGTGGTCTCGCCGGTGAGGGCGTTGGGGTCAATCGGGTCAGGGTCGTGGCCGAGCAGGGTCGCGGCGGTGAGGGGCTGGGGCGCGGACATAACCGCCGCCGAACCCTCCGCGAACGCCGCATCGGTCGACGGGTCGTTGATCACCGCCTCAATGTCGGTCGACATAGGCAGGCGCTTCGACAGGCGGCGGATGACGGTCTTGCGGGCCATCTCGTCCCACCAGTCCTTCCAAGGCCCGTACTGCCCGGTCTTGCTGACGGCGCGCACCCGCTCGATCTGCGCGATGTCCATTACCTCGCGGATCTTGAATCCGTCCCGCAGGGTGGCGACAGCATAGGCCCCGACCGGCTTCCCACGCGCGGCGCCCAACGGGGGCGGAGCGTGTTCGATGCTTTCCTCGTCGCCCAGCCGGTGCACGAAGTCATCGCCCTCGTAGACGACGTGCGCTGAAATCCCGCTGATCTCGCCGGACTGGCGCACCTTCTTGAGGATGCCAGCGACCATCGGCATCCACTGGACGGCCTTGATGTATTGGTCCCGCTCGCCATCCTTACCTTTGATCTTGTTGGTGAAGATCACCAGCGCGCCTTCGCGCTTGTCGGGCAGCAGCCCATCTTGAGCCGCGCGGGTAATCGCGCCGTAGAGAGAGCGTCGATCTGCCTTGAGCAAATCGGGATCGGTCTGGATCGCGGTCATGGTGACGCGCTGGAACTTCTCGATTGAGATATGCGACGGCAGCGCCATCTTGAGCTGGTCCGCCATCTTGGCGAGGTCGTCACGGACTTCAGCTTGCGGGGCGAGGCGGCGGGGCTGATCATCTACGGGTGCGAGCTGCGTGGCCATGGGTCAGGTCCTCAAAAAGGAATCATGTCGGTGTCGAAGTGCTCGCGCTCGACGCTCGTTTTGCGGAGACGCATCACCGGCTGGAGCACGAAGAAGTTGTCGCCGGGGTTTAGGTGGGCGAGGCGCTCTGCCTCGGCTTCCGCCTTGCCCTGTGTCTCGTGCTTTACGAATGGCGCGCCGCGCCCTTCGGCCCATACAAGGTAGAATGGTGGCTGTTTCATGCGGCTTCCTTCTCGATGAGGTCGTCGATCTGCTTGCGAGCCCAGCCGCTGACGCCGCACAGCGCGGGCGCATCTGCGTAGCCCGGCCAGCGGTCGGCACTCAGGCAGTCGGCAAAGAGCCGGATCGCGCGACGGTTGAGCGCGCGACCGTACTCGATGTCCTCGGCGGGCAGCTCCCACAGGGCGACGGGCAGATAGTCTCCGGGCTGCCAGCCCTTGCCGGGCTTCTCGATGACCGGGTGGAGGTAATTGCCCGGGCGGGTGCCGAACACGGCCTCGATCCCGTCCAGCTCGAGCGCGGCGGACTGGTAGTAGCGGTACTTGGTCACGTCCGACTGGAAGCCGCCGTGCGAGGCGTCGGAGGCGGTCTTGACGTTGATCCCGTACCGCCGGTTGTCGAGCAGCCAGTCGGGTCGGGCGCGCAGCCACACGCCGGTCTCGGCATCCTGCCACGCCAGCGTCACCTCAGCCACGCCGTGGGACAGCACCGCGTCGACCAGCGGATTGGCGCGCATTGCGGCGACCTGTGCTTCGATCTCCACACGCTCCCGCGCGGTGATCAGGCAGCAGCCGGCCGCGGCAGCAGCGTCCGCCATGGCGATGGCCTCCGCCTGCACCTTGCTCTGCCGCCGGTCGAAGCCCTCAGGCAAAAAGTGGTAGGCGTCAGGATCGGCCCACCGCTCCGGCAGCAGCAGCGCGTCATGGAAGGCCGAGCCGAGCCGCAGCGCGTCCGTCTGTTCCTGCGGCTTGCGCGACGGGTTGAGCGGCGAGCCCTCCCAATAGTGGCGCGGGGTGCAGCCCTTCGACTGGAGGCCGAGGTGGCCGACCAGCTTCTTGAGACCAGAACTTGAGATAGACGGACCGGGGCAGATTTCTTGCCCGTGATACACTTCATTCGGAATGTCCGGGTATGCGCCAGCGGCCGCAATGATCGTCATGCTACATGCCTCCAAGTTTCGCGCCGGCGCACTTTGCTGACGACCGCTGCCGATATCCCGTAAGCCGCCGCCAAGGCCTTGCCGGACAGAGATGAGGACCTGATTTCGCGAACGGCGTCCTCGCTCAGTTTAGCTTTTGGATTATCGGAACCCCGCAAAGCCCTGCACGACTGTCGATGACGGCTGACCATGTCAGCGACGTTCTCGTCATTACTGCCCCATCGAAGATGAGACGGGTTCACGCACGTCGGGTTGTCGCAGGAGTGAAGGGCGTGCAGGTTTCCCGGCCTAGGACGGCCGGCTAATTCCAGCGCGACGTGCGTAGCTAGGGCGACGCCATCCGCCTTGCCGCCACGGCCAATTCGGCCGTAACCTTTGGGGTCCACCGCTCCCGTCCACAGCCAACAATCGTCTGGCCCGGCGAGCGTGACTTTGGCTGCGAAGCGTTCCGACAGCGGCTTACGCGCCATATTAGCGCGAGACGTTCCGCGCCTCACAGCATCCACTCCGGCGTCAGATACCGCTCCACCGCAGCCCAGCTACGCTGCCCATCGCGAGGGGTTGGCGCCGGCCGTGCCACGTCGGCCGGGCGCTTGGGGGACGCGTCGCGCGGGGGGATCGCGACCGTGGCTGCGGGGGTGGGGAAGGGGAGGATCATCGCGGGAGCCTCTTGGGTCCGGTGTTGCTGGTGGCGCGCGGCAGCGTGTGGCTCGGGCGGCTCCACACGCGGGCGCCAAAATCCTCTTGCCGATGACCGCCCTGGAGCGCGTCGATGATGCGGGCCTGATAGCGACAGACGGTCGCCACGATCGCGAACAGCGCGAGGGCCAGGCCGGCGGTGAAGATGGCGATGGGGACGAGGGGGCTCACAGCTCGCCTCCATGCTCGCCCCACACCGCCGGGTCCGGCATGCGGACGCGGTTGGTGATCTGGGTCAGGTCGGGAATGCGCTCTGCCTGCGCGTCGAGCCGGGCGGCTTCGCGGCGGGCAGCAGCGGTGGTGCGGTAGCGGATGCGGGCCATGTCAGGCCTCCGTCGCTTTGGTGATGGCGGCGCGGGCGGCGCGCACTGGCGCCATATCCCGCTCAAGCTTGTGCGCGACACGGGGATCATCGCCCCATCGGTCCTTGAGCTCTGCCTCCAGATCGGCCGCGCACTCTTGCAAAGCCGCCAGCATTTCAGGAGCGGCGGAACATAGATGCGCGTCCGCACGGTTGGCGGTGCCCAAGCTGACTTGCGCGTCCTTGAGCCAGAACATCATGACGCCGTTCGGCATCTGGCCGTGAACCTTCACGCTCCACGGGCCAGCGGTGTGCTTCGCGTCAGCCACGGGCACCTCCCGCCCGCGCAGAGCCCAGCACGACCTCAGGCCACCAGCCGTTCGCCTCGGCATCGGCTTCGCGCAGATCCTCCTCGAACCGGTCGGTGACATCGTGCAGCTCGACAGAGGCGGCGAGGTCGCTGTGCCGATCCGCGATGGCGCGCAGCACGCGTGCCTGGCTTACGGCGGGCAGGCGCAGCACGCTGGCGATGACCTCGCCCTCGATCATCGCGATCGGGTCAAAGGCGCGGCGCCCGGTGTCGAGCGCGGCGGCGTAGCGGGGGGAGGTCATGCCGCCACCTCCGCCAGTTCGCGCTCCAGCCGCTCGGCATCGGCGCGGGCCTTCTCCAGCTGCTTGCGCTTGGCCGTTAGCTCGTCGGGGTACTCAGCGCGGAAGCCGGCAACGGCTGCGTCGAACGCCTCGCGCGGCGTGTTGCCGGAGCCGAACCGGCAGACGCCGTGCCCGTGCACCTGTGCGTGCCAGCGGGTGCCGCTGCGATAGCGTCCGATGCTCCAGCTGTCGTGCGGCCATTCGGCGGCGAACTGGGCGAGGATATCCGGGTCGGCGGTGACGCCGGCCCTCATGCTGGAGGCGGTCATGCTGCCTTCGCCTTTTCAGCTTCGGCCATCGCCTTCATGTCGGCGAGGGCCTCCTCATTGCCGCAGTAGAAGTCGGGAAAGCGTGCGATGGTCGGATCGCTGGCAAGGTAGATCAGCGAAGCGGCAGCGGAGGTGCCGATACGCTGCTCAAGCTCGTATCCAGCATCCCCAGCAAGGTGCACCACCCAGCCGGCCCGGCAGTGAGTCGTATCGCAGATGTGCCAATCGCCCATGTCCAAAGCGCTCGGCTGCGAGGCGGCTGCATAGACGCGCTGGTGAATGTCCTTGATGACGGGGGCACCGCTCAGGTCGGCATCGCGCAGGTCGGCACCGCTCAGGTCGGCACCGCTCAGGTCGGCACCGCGCAGGTCGGCACCGCGCAGGACGGCACCGCTCAGGTCGGCACCGCTCAGGTCGGCATCGCGCAGGTCGGCACCGCTCAGGTCGGCATCGCGCAGGTCGGCACCGCGCAGGACGGCACCGCTCAGGTCGGCATCGCGCAGGTCGGCATCGCGCAGGTCGGCACCGCGCAGGTCGGCATCGTTGCGTCGCGCCCAACGGATCGCCAGCCCTAGTTTGACGCCGATCGTCGCGTCTGGTGCGCAGGTGATTTCTGCTGTGATCTGGACGCGATTGGTCCAGCGATTGCGGATTTCTATCCGCTCGACCGTCTCGGGCAGGCTTGCCATCTTCGTCCTCCATGCCGCGCGCTGGGGTAGCGGCGGTGTTGGGGACGGTGTTCGCAGATTGCGAATGTCAGGTCAACAAGAATATTCGCGATTTGCGAATAGACCGATCAGGCAGACACGTGAATCGTCCGCGGCCTGAGGATTGCACAGTCGTCAGGTTGTAGGAAAGCGGTTATCCTTCGGTGCCGGTGCGGACCAGGGCGCGCGCCACATCGACCAGCTGGCGGCGCTGTCCGTCGCTGGCGCTGCCCCAAATGTCGATGATATCGGCGGGTAGCTCGTGCGGATCGTGATCAAGCAGCATCCCCGGCGTCGTACTCAGGTGGGGAGCGATCCGCCGCAGCCACTTCGCAGACAAAGCGCGCTTGCTGTTGGCAAGGTCGCTGACCATGCCGGGCGTGACAGCGCCGCCGAGGGCCTTGGCGAGGTCGGCACCCTTCACCTTGCGGTAGAGCATCCAAGCGCGAAGGTGGTTCGGGCCGCCGTTCTTGTCGTCTGCATCATCCATGTCCGCAGTATGCGAATGATCCAGATCAAGGTCGTTCCCGGTTCTGCGAAAATCCGGCCTTGCTATCACATTCGCAATCTGCGAATGTTTGGGAATGACGACAGCCCCCGGATACACCGAGTTGGCGGACAAGGCAGGCATCAGCCGCTCCTACGCCAACGAGATCGTGAACGGCCGCGAGCCGCGCCGCTCTCTCGCAATCCACATCTTTCGCAGCACGGGATGGAGGCACCCCAGCATCGCTGGGCTGACTGAGGCGCAAATCGCGTTGTTGGAGCAGATCGAGCCGTGGCGCCCCACCACCCAAGCACCGGGGATCGCAGCATGAGCGGGCTGGTGAAGCATCGCCGCCAGCTGAACGGGCACAAGCCGGAGGAAGGCATCTACGGTGATTGCCAGCGGACGTGCATCGCCATGCTGACCGGGTTGGAGCCGCGGGAAGTGCCTCACTTCTGCGATCCCAATGAGTGCGGCGCCGACTGGCGCAAGGCGATGACGAATTGGCTCGCATCGCGCGGGTTAGGGCTTGTCTCCTTTGCGCTGGATGTGCCGACCACTGAGCGCGCGCTGGAAGTCATGGGCGACTGGGTGCGCGGCCCGGCGACGCTGGCGGGCAAGTCCCCCCGCGGCGACTGGAACCACATCGTCGTGGTTGATGAAGATGGGGCGGTGCTCGACCCGCACCCGAGCGACCACGGCATTGCCGGGCCGGGTGACGATGGCTTCTTCTGGGTCGAGGCGCTGATTGCGCTCCCCACCTCCGACACGCGGGAGATCGCTGCGTGACGGGGCGGGTGGAGAGGATTGGCGCGGCTATGCGCTACCTCGACGTATGCGCCGGGATCAGCGCGTCCACCGTCGCGTGGAAGTCGCTCGGCTGGCAGGCCGCAGCCTACAGCGAGATCGAAGCCGCGCCGCGCGCCGTGCTCGCCCACCACTATCCCGATGTGCCGCTGCACGGCGACTTCACCACGATCAAGGGCGACGAATATGGCCCAATTGACCTTCTTGTCGGAGGTACCCCCTGCCAAGACTTCTCCGTCGCCGGCCTCCGAGCGGGACTGGATGGAGACCGTGGCAACCTCTCGCTTGAGTTTCTCCGCCTTGCTGATCGCGCACGGCCCCGCTGGGTGGTGTGGGAGAACGTCCCCGGCGTCCTGTCGATCGACGGAGGGCGGGCGTTTGGAGCCATCCTCGGGGGGCTGGGGGAACTCGGGTATGGGTTCGCCTACCGAGTTCTGGACGCTCAGTTCTTCGGAGTTCCACAGCGCCGCCGCCGCGTGTTCGTTGTCGGATGTGCTGGAAATTGGAGAGGTGCCGCAGCGGTACTTTCTGAGCGCCACAGCCTGTCGGGGCATCCTGCGCCGCGCGCGGGCGCGCTCAAGGCAGTTGCCGCGCTCACTTCGGCTGGCGTTGGTACGTGCGGCGCGGACGATAACCAGGCCCAAGCGGGGCACCTCGTAGCACAGGCTTTCGGCGGGAACGACACTCGCGGACCGATTGACGTGGCCGCCGCGCTGAACTCGCATGGTGACCCGCATGGCCGTCAGGACTTCGAGAGTGAGACGTTCGTTCTCATGGAGCGTGGACGGGACGGCGTACCCAACCTGGAATGGCGCAACGACGGCACAGCCAATGCAATCCTGACACCAAACGGCGGCCGCGGGGGGCTTGGTGTTGGTGCCGTCTGCCAGCCCCTCGCTTTTGATTGCAAGGCCTCTGGTCAAAACGGCTTCGGCATTGGCGAGATCATGTCGACGCTGCGGAGCATGGGTCACAAGGACAGCCACACGAATGGCGGAGGACATGCGTCTGTCCAGTACGGCAGCACCGTCCGCCGCCTGACTCCGCGCGAGTGCGAGCGCCTTCAAGGATTTCCTGACGACTACACGCTGGTCCCGCACCGGGGGAAGCCGATGGCTGACGGCCCGCGCTACAAGGCGCTCGGGAACAGCATGGCCGTGCCGGTGATGCGCTGGATCGGTGAGCGGATCGCTGCGGTGGATCACTTTGTCGCCTCCGCACTGGACCGCGCAGCATGACCCCCGCCCAAGCCCTCGCCATCGCCGCGGCCCTCGCGTGGTTCCTGGTGTCCATCCCCGCCAGCATCCTCGCCGGCGCCTTCATCCGCGCGGGCGATCGCCGCCAGCAGGCGGTGGATGAAGGTCGAGAGGGGGAGGGCGGGATCGTTTCTCACACCAGCACAGGTGCCAGATAGACATGGATCAATCTGTCCAAAATGGCGCAATCACGTCGGACGAACGTATCCGCAACGTGTTGCGCCGCCACATCAAGCGCGCATACGACAATCGCGACTTCACCCGCCTGTCCCTGGCGACGGAAAGCCGGGTCAACGTCCACACCATTGACGCCATCGTGTCGCGCGATGCGAGCAAGCAGCGTCGGGTCGCGTGCGAAGATGCGCTCTGCATCGCCTACGCCTTGGGTGAGGAGGCGGTAAGCGCCTTGCTGGCGACGATCCAGTATGCAGCCCGCCCGCTGGATGACGGCGACGCGATGCAGCCGATGCTGGTCGCCGCAACTGCAATGCAGCACCTGTCCACCATCGCTACCGCCGCGGCGGACGGCCGGATCGACCACACCGAAGCGCCGGCCTGTCGGGAAGCTGCGGACCTGATCATCGCTACGGTGCTGCCGCTTTCGAGCGCGGGAGGGGCGGCATGACGGCCCAGCGCATCAACCAGCAGCGGAAAGCTGACCTCGCCGAGCTGATGGCGAACGGCTGCCCCAGCTTTACTGAGGCCGCGTTGCAGATGGGTATCAGCCGCCACCAGGTGGCCAACGCTTGGTCGTGCATCCGCCGCGATCTCGGGAGGCAGGCGGCATGAGCGCTCCCGCACGCCACACCCCCGAGCTGCTTGATCGCATTCGCGCGGATATCGCCGCGGGCCGCAGCCGTCGCGAGATCGCTACGGCGGTTGGCGTCGGAGAAAGCGCCATCACCAAGTGGGTCGCGAGACACGGCCTCGGCACGTTTCGGATCGGCCGTGTACGTCCGGTGCCTGCCGACTTCGCCGAGCATGCGACGCGGGAGACGCGGGACCAGCTGCGGGCGCGGTACGGCGTCGGCCATCACGTCCTGGGGCAGTGGTGCGCTGCAGTGGGTCGGGCGCCAATGCAGGCCGGCACGCACGCCAAGGCCCGGCCGGCGGACTTCGCTGACAAGCACGGGCAGATGACGGTCGCGGACCTGTGCGCGCACTACGCTGCCGGGAAGGCGACCGTTCGCCGCTGGGCGAGCGAGCTGGCACTCCGCAAGCAGCCTTTCGGGACCGGCAGGCCGAAGGGAAGCAAGTCGGTCACGACCGCCAAGCTACTGCCGTTTCACAAGCCCGCCCCGGTGCCGCTCATGCGCGATCTGTCCGTCGCGGGGCAGGCGGCCGACTATCTGCGCCGGCTGGGTCCGGTGATCCGCTGTGATGCCGCGGGCAAGTACGACCCGGCCGGCTCGCACTACCGGCGCGGGTCGACGGTGCTGACCGCTGGCGAGATCATCGCGCGTGCGGAGCGGCTGGGGTGGAGGCAGGCCGCGTGAGCTTCATCACCTTCTCGGTGCCGGGCAAGCCCGTCGCAAAAGGGCGGGCTCGCGTGTCTGTTCGCGGCGGTCATGCGCGCATGTACACGCCCGAGAAGACGCAGCGGTATGAGGATGCCGTGCGGATCGCCGCGGCCATGGCGATGGGCGATCGGATGCCCATGAACGAGCCCGTGGCGCTGTCGGTCACCGCCTACGTGCAGATCCCCGCATCTATGTCGAAGGCCAAGCGCCTGGCGGCGATCGAGGGACGGATCGTTCCTGGGACGCGCCCCGACGCAGACAATTACGCCAAGGCGGCGCTGGATGGCTGCAACGCCATTCTATTCCGCGACGACGCGCTGGTGACCGATCTCACGGTGCGCAAGCGGTACGCGGAAAACCCGCGGCTGGTGATCGTCATGGAGACGATCGCCGACGACGACATCGACATGCGAGGTGCTCTGTGACCCCATGGTTCCGCCTCTACAACGAGCTGCTGGACGACCCCAAGGTGCAGCGCCTAGCCGGCGACGATTTCAAGGCGTGGATCAATATCCTGTGTCTCGCCTCCCGCCATGATGGCTCGCTGCCGCCCGTTGAGGACATCGCTTTCGCTCTTCGGCTCGACCCGAAGAAGGGTGCCGCGGTCGTCGCGCGGCTAGTGGCGTCCGGGCTGCTCGACAAGGACGGCGACCGTTTCATTCCTCACGGATGGGGCGCGCGGCAATACAAGTCCGACGTTTCAACAGGCAGAGTGAAACGTTTCAGGGAGCGTTCCAAGAAACAGGCTGAAACGCAGTCCGGAACGGCACCAGATACAGATACAGATACAGACGTTCCGTTATCTAAAGATAACGGCGCGATCGACGATCCAGACAAGGCGTTTTGGGACGCATCGAAATCCTACCTGGGGAAGTCGAAGGGCTCGCTGATCGGCAAGTGGGTTCGTGATCACGGACGGGAGGCAACCGCCTCTGCCATCGCCGCCGCTCAGGTCGCCAGGGCGGTTGATCCGGTCGAGTTCATTCAGGGCAGGTTTCGCTTGATGGCCCGGGAAGTCGCGGATGGCCCGCTATGCTGAGGATCAGCGAGCAACTCGCCGCCGCGCGCATCTCGCTGCGGTCGCACGGGCAAGGCGAGCACCGAGCCACCTGCCCGCAATGCTCGCACCAGCGGAAGAAGAAGACCGAGCGGTGCCTTGCCGTCCTGATCGACGCCGAGGGCTGGGCCGCATTTTGCCACCATTGCCAATGGAGTGACGGAAGCCGTGGATCTGAAGAAGCCTCACGCCGATTGGCTGGACGCCCGGGGCATCGACCCGACGCTGGCCGAAAAATTCGGGCTTTTCACCGTGCAGCGGGGCAACCGCAATTGGCTGGCGGTCCCGTATTTCGAGCAGGCCCGGGTGGTGAACCACAAGTACCGGGTCACGTCGGAAGCGCACGCCTACCAGATGGACGACGACGCGCCGCTGACCCTGTGGAACCACGACGCGCTGTTGGACGAGTCACTCGCCAGCCAGCCGCTGATCGTGACGGAGGGGGAGTGGGACGCGCTCACGATCCTCACGGCCGGCAAGCGCCGGGTGGTCTCTGTGCCCAACGGCGCGCCGCGCACCTCGTCTGACGACGAGGCACTGACCGAGGGGAAGCGGTATCAGTGGTTCTGGCGATGCGAGCCGCTGCTGTCCAAGGTGCGGCAGGTCATCCTGTGCGTCGACAATGACGAAGCGGGCCGGGCGCTCGCGGCGGACCTTTGCCGGCTATTCGGCCCTGAGCGGTGCCTGTTCGTCACCTACCCGGAAGGGTGCAAGGACGCTGGCGATGTGGCGCGGCTGCACGACCACACGGCACTTGCCCAGATGCTCGACGAGGCCAAGCCGTACCCGATCAAGGGGCTCTACACGCTGGCGGACTTCCCGGAGAAGGGGGAGGTGCAGGCGTTCAGCACCGGCATTGCTCCTCTCGACGAGATGATGGCGATCGTGCCTGGTACGCTCACCGTGTTCACCGGCTACGCCAACATGGGCAAGTCGACGGTGATGAACGCGATCGCCGGGCATCTCGTGCGCCACAACGTGCCGATCTGCATCGCCTCATTCGAGACGGATGTGAAGCCAATCCTGCGCGACCACCTGCGTGCTTCGGTAGCCCAATGCTCGCTCCACGATGCACAGACCAAGGACATGCGGCGGGTAGACGAAATTATCACCGAGAACGTCCGGATCATTACCCAGCTGGTCGATGAAGACGATGAAATGGATCTGGACTTCTTCCTAGACCTCTGCCGAACAGCAGTGATCCGCGATGGTGTCCGGCTGGTGTTGCTCGATCCGTGGAACGAGCTGGAGCACAAGCGTCGCCGCGACGAGACCGAGACGGACTACATCAGCCGCGCCCTTAGAGCGATCAAGCGCTTCGCCAAAGAGTACCAAGTCGCCTTCTGGATCGTCGCGCACCCGACAAAGCCGGGCGAGGGCAAGTCTCGCGTCCCCGGTCTGTACGACATCAGCGGGTCGGCTAATTGGGCCAATAAAGCGGACTATGGCCTGACTTATCACCGCGCGCGGCCCGACGAGAACCGCGCTGAATTGCGAGTGACCAAGGTCCGCATGGGGCTGCCCGGCAAGAAGGGCAGCGTCACCGTTTCGTTCGATCATCGCGTCTCCAGGTTCGTGGAGGAGGCCGCATGACGTGGGCAGATCCCACGACAACCCCGGCTCCCCGCCTAGCCGCTGGCCTGCCGACACCCTGGTCGGAGTCACATTCGCCAATGGCCGTCCCGCTCGCCAGCCCTACCGCATCGACCAGCTCGTATGGGAGCACCGGGGATGGGACTTCGACATTGCGTCATTCCGCCGGGCCTGATGCCGCTGGCTATCTTCGCATGCATGGATGGAGGGGGTGATGGGACGAAAGAAGGGAAGGCTCAGCCGTGGTCAGCCGCTGGGGGCGCGGTCAGCATCGGGGAGGAAGCGGGATCGCACGCCCGCGTCCATCCTACCATCGCCTGGGGTGGTGCGCCGCCGCGAGCTCTATCGCCTGCCGGCCAATGACGTCGGCGAGGCGGACAACGACCGCACGGCGCGCCGGGGCAAGCAGGAGACGGACACCTGCGACGCGTTGGGCCGTGCCTACACGGCGGGTCTGCTCGGATCGGGCGGCAAGGCGCAGCAGATGCTGCTCGCTGGCCGCAAGATCGCGGCTCAGTACTGGCGGGTGTACGGCTTCCCGACGCCGGACAGCCTGGCCCGCTTCCAGCCGCAGCAGTCCTGCACACCGATGGACCCAGCCAAGGAGCGGATCCGTGAGGACGCCCTGAACGACGCGCTCGCCTTGGTGCGTGCCCGCGGTCGAACCATTGCGCGCGCATTCGAGATGCTGGTGATCGACATCAACCCCGACCAGGGGCCGCTGTGGCTCGACCAGATCGTGTGGGCGCATCGGCATGGGAAGCGCGCAACCGAGGGTGACTATGGCTGGCTGGCGGCTGCGATCGAGGGATTGGAGGCGGTGGCTTGACGGGCCATTACATTTCTGGCAGGCAGGCATCATGCACGGTGTGCGTCGAGGCTCGGGGGTAACTCCGGGCCTTTCGCATATGTGCGCCGCCAGCAGCCACCCCGACGCGCGCACCTCATGGCATGCTGTCCACAGCGATCGGCTCTGACTTGTCTGGCGGGTGGGATATGGCACAAGAAGAAACAGAAGCGGCCAACCCTTACGGCGCCAAATTTGTCCGCCTGGAGCAGCGCGGGCCGGTGCTGACCGTTCGGATGGTTGACGTACCCGACGCACGCGGCGGTAAGGCCATGATGCTGTGTGATGCCAACGGGGAGCCGCTGCCTGGCCAGACGCGCTGCGTGCTTGAGCAGGTATTCCATGGCGCCGGCACTCTGACTGTCACCTTTCGGGTCGATGGAAAGGCCGTGGCGCTGGCGGGGTAGACCCCCCCGTTAGGTTCTTCCTGGCCCGCTGCATAATGAGGGGGACAGAGGCCCAGAAGATTTCTAGGCGCGAAAATGCCTATGGTTCTTCCTCTCTGGCCTGAAATCCCGCGGTTTTCTGCCGCTTTCCGGTGAAGAAGGCAGGGAAGCGCTATGGAAATCAGCATCGACGAGCCGACCCGCCCGCAGCTCGCGGCAATCTTCGGCTGGTCGACCCGCTGGATCGGCGAGCTGCGCTCCAAGGGCGACATGCCAGCGGGCGGTGCAACGCTGATGGAGAACCTCGAAGCCTGGGCCCGGCTCAAGTACGGGCTGGACGAAGACGCGGACCCCGAGGCGCTCGACAAGGAGCAGCAGCAAGCGCGCCTCGCCAAGGAGCAGGCGGACGCGAAGGCGATGGACAACGCCGAACGCCGCGGCGAGCTGGCGTCGCTGCCGGACATGCAGGCGGCGGGCGCGGGCGTGATCGTCATGATCGTGGCGCAGCTCCAGCAGGTCGGTGCTCGGGTGGCGCAGAGCGATCCCAAGCTGCGCGCGCGGATCGACGCCGAGGTGAACAGCATCCTGACGGACTTGAGCATGGCGCGGGTCGAGGAGGCGCGGGGCGGAGGCCTGGATGAAGGCGAGCCCGATGATGAGGGGAGAGGCTGAACCCTACCGCGCGTCCGGCCCGCACGGCGTTGCGCTGGCAAGGGCATGGCTGGCGGCGTGCAAGCCGCGCGAGCGTCCGCCCCTGTCGCGGTTCATGGCAGAGCACGCTCGTTCCGACGACGGTGCGCGTATCCGGCCGTTTCCGTTCCAGGCGGACATAGCCGACGCCTTCACCGATCCGGAGGTGGCGCAGCTTTCGGTGCGCAAGAGCAGCCGCATCGGCTACTCGACCATCCTCCAGTGCTTCGTGGCTTGGCGGATCAAGTACGACCCGGCGCGAACACTGATCTACCAGCCGACGATTGATGACGCCGAGAAGTTCAGCCGGGACGATCTCGATCCGGTCCTGCAATGGCCGGTGGTTCGGTCCGTGGCGACCTTCAAGCCGCGGCACGCCGACAACCAGATCCGGGCAAAGCGCTACAAGGGCGGCTGGATCCAGATCAAGGGCGCGAACAGCCCCAAGGAGTTCCGGCGCGTCACCGCCGACGACGTGTTCCTGGAAGAGTGCGACGGTTACCCCTGGGCGTCGAAAGAGGAGGGCGACCCCGCCCGGCTGGCGTTCAAGCGCAATCTGACTTCGCCGCGGCGATTCTCTGCGGCGGGCTCGACACCCAAGGTCAAGGGCTTTTCCCGGATCGACTTGTTGTTCGAGCAGGGCAGTCAGGAGTTCCGCTACGTGCCGTGCCCGCACTGCGGGACGATGCAGACGCTGGTGTTCGGCGACGGCACCGGGGCGGGCATCCGATGGGAGCCGCGGCACAATCCGACGCGGGCATGGTACAGGTGCAGCGAAGGCTGCGACATCGAGGAAGATCACAAGCCAGCGATGGACGAGGCCGGAGAGTGGCGGGCGCACAATCCCGGCGCCTTTCCGCGGCATCGGTCCTTCCACATCTGGGCGGCGTATAGTCAACACCCCGGCGCGGCATGGCTGGAGATCGCGCGCGAGTTCCTGGAGGTCCGCAAAGACCCCAATCTCCTCCGCACTTTCGTGAACCAGGTGCTCGGCGAGGCCTGGGCGGAACGCGGTGAGGCGCCGGAGTGGCAGCGGCTTTATGATCGCCGGGAGACGGGCATGGCGATCGGGACGCCCCCGGCTTGGGCTGGGCTGCTGATCGGTTCGGTGGACGTGCAGCGCGGCGGCGGTGGGCGGTTGGAGTTGGATATCTGGGCGTTCGGCCCGAAGCGCCAGCGCGCGCTGGTCGAGCATATCGAGGTCGACGGCGCGATCGCCGATCAGGCTACGTGGAAAAAGCTGGACGAGCAGGTCGGGCGGACGTGGCGCACAGAGGACGGGCGCCTGCTTCGGCTTGCACGGGTCGCGATCGACTCCGGTGACGGCACGAATACCATGAACGTCTACGCCTGGGCCCGGCGGCATCCGGGCTTTGCGATGGCGATCAAGGGTCGTCCGGCGGTCGGCATAGGACAGGCAATCGCGGGCCCGACCTGGCAGGACGTGACGATCAACGGCCGCAAGATGAAGCGCGGCGTGCGGCTCTGGACGGTCGGCACGTCGATGTTGAAGCTGGAACTCTACGGCGCGCTGTCTCTGGAGCGGCCCGTCGACGGCGAGGAATACCCGGAGGGGTACGTCTTCCTGCCGGACGGCACCACGGACGAATGGATCAAGCAGCTGGTCTCTGAGCAGCTGGTGGAGCGGAACCAGCGGAATGGGCGGTCACGCGCCGAGTGGGAGCAGACCCGCCCGCGCAACGAAGCGCTCGACAATGCCGTCTACGCCCGGGCGGTCGCGATCGGGCTGGGCGTCGATCAATGGTCACCCCGCCAGTGGGGCAAGCTCCTCGGCACGGTCGTCGCAGCCAAGCCGAAGCCACCACCGGTGCCAGAAGCCGCACCGCAAAGCGTTGTGGTGGCAGCGGCATCGAAATCCTCGCCCGCCGCCCGACCGCGTCGCGCCAATCCGTTCACGAGTCGAGGGAGGTAGCAATGACGGATGCCATGCTCGCTCGCCTCCGCAGGACGGTGAAGGCTGCGCCGCGCGAGGGCGCGATCGACAGCTTGATCGCAAAGGCGATTCTTACGCTGCCCGATGACTCCATAGTGCCGATTACGGCTGGCGGCTTGCGAGCGATCATCGCCGCGGCGCGAGGCCGCTGATGGCATATCAGCAGTCCGACCTCGATGATCTCTACGCCGCGCTCAAGACGGTCGCTCTTGGCGCACAGGAGATCGAGTTCGCAGACGGCCGGCGAGTCAAGTTCCAGACCGTGGATGCGGTGGAGAAGGCGATTGCGGTGGTCGACGCTCAGCTGAAGATGCAGCAGCGCGCGACCAGCGGCATCGTCCGCCGGCGCGTCCCCTATTACCGCAGCGGCCTATAGCGTGGCGCTGTTCACCTTCTCCTGGTCGCGACGGGAGCCTTCACCCCCTTCGGCTCCCGCCGCGGCACCCAAGCAGCAGCGCATTCGGCGTGGTGGCCCGCGCGCCGAGTACGATGGCGCAACCCAAGGCCGGCGCGCAGCAGGCTGGCGCCGGACGCAGCGGGACGCGAACAGCGAGCTTACCCCGGCGGTCGCGGCGGCACTGCGCGGGATCGCCCGCGACTTGGTGCGCAACAACCCGTTCGCCGCGCGCGGCGTGTCCACCATCGCCAACAACCTCGTCGGCACCGGCATTACCTTCCAGGTCTATCGAAACGGCGTGATTGATGACGCGCTGAACCGAAAGGCCCGCGCGCACCTCGACACCGCGTCCTGCGATGCCGGCGGGCGGCACGACCTCTACGGGCTTCAGCTCCAGGCGGCTCGGACGATCGTCGAGAGCGGCGCGGTCATCATGCGGCGGCGCTGGCGCCGGGCCTCCGACCGCCTGCCGCTGCCGTTCCAGCTTCAAGTGCTGGAGCCGGACTACATCGATCCGTCCAAGCATGGCCCGCTGGCGAGCGCGCCGGGGGTGCAGGGCGGGTTCGTCATCAACGGCATCCAGTTCGACCCGATCGGCCGGCGCGAAGGCTACTGGCTGTACGCCGGGCACCCCGGCGCGGCGCGCACCGCATCGCTCGGCTCGACGCTGATCCCGGCCGCGGACGTGGCGCACGTCTTTCGCGCTGACCGGCCGGAGATGGAGCACGGCGCGACCTGGCTGGCGCCGATCGTGCTGCGAATGAAGGATTTCGCCGACTTCGAAGACGCGCAGCTGACGCGCCAGAAGCTGGCATCGGCCTATGTCGGCGTGGTCCAGAGCGACGATCCCGGCGGCGTGATCCCCGGCATCCAGACGGAAGGCGAGGACGGCAGCGAGGCGGTGCACCTCGGCGAGGATCGGCAGCCGCTCGACTACATCGAGCCGGGTACCTTCCAATACACCCGCCCCGGCGAGGAAGTAACCTTCTCCAGCCCGCCGGGCGTGGAAGGGTATGCGGACTACACCAAGGTCTCGCTACGCGCGATCTCGGCAGGGCTCGGCGTCCCATATGAGGCGCTCACCGGCGACCTGTCGAACGTCAACTTCTCGTCGGGACGGATGGGCTGGCTCGAATATCAGCGGTCACTCGCTGCGTGGCAATGGTCGATGTTCATTCCGCAGTTCTGCGGTTCGGTCGGGCGCTGGCTGATCGAAGCGCTGGAAGCGGTTGGCGAGGATGTGGCTGGTGTCACCGTGCGCTGGACCCCGCCGGGTCGCGAGATGATCAATCCGGCCGAAGAGGTGAAGGCCTCACGCGACGCAATCCGAGCCGGCGGTAAGACGGTCTCGCAGTGGGCGCGGGAGCGCGGCGAGGATCCCGACACCTTCCTTGCGGAAGCCAAGGCGGACTTCGCCAAGCTCGATGAGCTGGGCCTGATTTTTGACTGCGACCCGCGCCGCGTCACGGCCGTGGGCAATCCTGCCGATGCGGCCTCCGTTTCGGCACCGCCCCAGGAGGGCTGAATGACTGAAATCCTGATCTACGGGATCGTCGGCGACAGCTGGGACGGTCTCGACGCCAACACGCTCGTCCCGTTGATCTCCGAGGGCGACGACGACCTGGACCTGCGCATCAACTCGCCTGGCGGCTACGTCATGGAGGGGCTGGCAATCTTCAACGCGGTGGTCCGCGAGAAGAAGAAGGGCCGCAAGGTTACCTGCCACATCGACGGGCTCGCCGCGTCTATGGCGTCGGTGCTGGCGATGGCCGGCGACGAAGTCCTCATGGCGGACAATGCCCTGATGATGATCCACAATCCGTGGGATTGCGCTTGCGGCGATGCGAACGAGCTGCGGCGCGCGGCGGACAAGCTTGATCGCATTCGCGACCAGCTGGTCGGCATCTATGCGACCCGCACCGGCCTTACCGCCGAAGATCTTATCCCTATGCTTGACGCCGAGACCTGGCTGACTGCCGCGGAAGCGCTCGAACAGAATTTCGCCACCTCGATCGACGCCGCGCAGACGGTGTCCGCGTCGAACGTGAAGCCATTCGGGTTCCGCAAGGCGCCCGATAGCCCGCTCATCACCGCTGTGGCGATGGCGCGCACCCCGCGGACGGCACCGGCCGCTCCCCAATCTCGACAGGAGAACAGCATGACCGAAGTGGTCACGCCGCCGGCGGCCGGCAACCAGTCCGCCGACACCATCACCGAAGCTGACGTTCAGGCACGCGCCGACAAGGCGGTCACCGCCGAGCGCCAGCGCGTCTCCGGTATTCGCGCGCTCGGCTCCAAGCACCGGCTGGACGGCGAGTTCATCGACGGCCTGATCGCCGATGGCACCGAACTGGCGGCGGCGCGCGAGAAGATCCTCGACAAGCTCGCCGAGCAGGGCGACGCGGCCAATGTCGGCCACACCAGCCCGGCGCGCGTGACCCAGGATGCCCGCGACAAGTGGATGATCGGCGCACGCAACTCGATCATCCAGCGCGCCGGCCTGCGCGCCCTTTTCGAGCGCGACGCTGCGACGCGAGGCGAGAAGGCCGACCTTGATCCCGGCGAGTTCGCCAGCGCGAAGAATGCCGACCTCGCTCGCGATGCGCTGGACCGCGTTGGCATCAAGCCGAAGGCCATGGCGAGCGAGGTGTTCGTACCGCAGGCGCTTACTGCCCGCTCGGCTATTACCCAGACCACCAGCGACTTTCCGGTCTTGCTGGAAGACCTGGCCCATCGCACCGTCCAGGCTGCGTACAACGTGGCCGAAGTCGTCTGGCCAACCTTCTGCGCGACCGGCTCGCTGGGCGACTTCAAGCCCAATTACATCTACCAGAAGGGCTCGGTCGGCACGCTCGACGCTTATCAGGAAGCCGAGCAGATCAAGTACAAGCCGCTTCCGGATGGCGCCCGCGAGGTGATGCAGCTCGAAAAGTACGCCAATCTCTTCAATCTTTCGATTGAGGCGATCATCAACGACGACCTCGGCGCTTTCACCAGCTTGGCCACTGACATCGGTGAAGGGGCAAAGTACACCGTCGAGAAGGCCGTCTTCGCGCTGCTTGCCGCCAACCCGAACACTAGCGACGGCAACGCCTTCTTCTCTGCGGCTCACGGTAATTTGGCTGGCACGGGCGCGGCGGGGTCGGTGAATGCCTGGAGCGCGATCCGCGTCGCGATGGCCCGCCAGAAGGATATCAGCAACAACCGGTTTCTGGCGATCCGCCCGTCCGTGCTGTTGCTGCCGACTGAGCTGGAAGACGGAGCGCGCGTCCTCAACGACAGCCCGTACGACCCCGACGCGACGAACAAGCTCCAGCGGCCCAACGTGGTCGGCAAGATGTTCGAGCGCATCGTCGGCACGCCGGAACTCACCGGCACCGCCTACTATGCCTTTGCCGACCCGGCGCGCAATCCGGCCATCATGGTCAGCTTCTACAACGGGCAGACCGAACCCCGCGTGGACAGCCGCGACGGCTGGAGCGTGGACGGCATCGAGTGGCGGGTCCGCCATTGGTTCGATGTCGGGGCGATCAACTGGCGTTCGGCCTACAAGCAGCCGGGCGCATAAGCCTCACTCAATCCTAGTCGAGGCGGCTTCGGCCGCTTCGCATTCTTAGGAAAGCAGCCATGAAGCATATCAAGCTGATCGCACCGGCGTATGTCGGCGGGGCCATGCGCCAGCCCCATGAGGGCGTCCAGATCGTGAGCAATGAGGAGGCCGAAAAGCTTCTTGAGGCCGGTCACGAGGATGTTTCGGACGAGTTCGCGGGTCTCGATAGCGACCCCGCCAAGAGCAACGCGCGTGCGGGCAAGCCCGCCGGCAAGCCGGAGTAAATGCCATGAAGGGTTACAAGCAGGATGGTACGGAGTTTACCGCTCCGGCGCCCTACGCGGTCGAAAGTGGCGGCGGAGCCCTGATCGGCTCGCTGTTCGGCGTAGCCAAGGCCAAATACGCCAGTGGCGCCCGCGGCGTGTTCGTGCGGACGGCCGATACGGAAATCGCCAAGGCCACTGGCGAGGCTTGGGCTATCGGCGCGAAGGTGTACTGGGACAACACGAACAAGCGCGCGACCACCACGGCGACCAACAACACGCTGATCGGCGTAGCTGTTCAGGCACAGGTGAGCGCCGACACCGTGGGACGGGTCATTCTGACCGGCCAGGTCGTGTAATGCACCGCGTCAACATCATCGGCTCTCAGCTGGTAGCGGGCAACCTCCGCTACCAGCACGAAAACCCGATCGAGGTGTCCGACAAGGAAGCCGAGCGGCTCAAGAACGCCGGCGCGCTCCTTGAGGACCCAGTCCCGGTGCCGTCCAAGAAGCCGTCCAAGCGCAAGCCTGCCCCCGAGCCGGCAACGGCCGATGTCCCGCCCGCGTCGGACGACAAGGGCGAGTGACCGACCCGTTCAGGGCGGCTGCGGCGGCGCTTTTCGCAGCGCCCGGCTCCATTGCCGCAGCCTATCTGCCTGACCGCGGCCCGGCCGTGTCGATCCGCGTCATTCCGCTCAGCCGGGATGCCCTTGTTGGTGAGACCGTCCAGGCCACGTACGTCTATGAAATGCCGGGCGACCTCGCACGCCCGCGGGATGGCGAGACCCTCTCCATCGGCGGCGAGGTCATCGCGGGGGAGATCGTCGGGGGCGAAGTCCTGCGGCTGGTCGGCGACGGGATCGGCGATGTGGAGAGCACGCGCTGGCTGGTCGGCGCAGAGCCGGACGATTGAGGGGGATAGGTATGGCAAAGTTCGTCATGATCCTTGGCTCGGTGCCGATCGCCGGCGCGATCCACTACGCCTTCGAGAACCCCCTGCGCGTCACCGATGCGGTGGCGGATCGGCTCTTCCGCGCTGGGGTGCTGGCTGGTGAGCCGGTCGATGCCGGCGAGAGCACCGGGGAGATGACCACCCTCGCAGAGCCATGGCTGGACGAGCCGGGCGAGACGGTCGACGTAGACGGCAATGGTGTGCCGGACGGATATGACGGTGAGACCGTGACCGCTGACGCCTCCGCTCCGCAGGTGGGGTGATCCGATGGCGAAGGATGTCCGGATCATCGGTTCTGTCATCGTCGCCGGCGGGGTCCGCTACGCTTATCAGAATCCGCTCAAGGTCACCGACCAGGTCGCGGTCCGCCTGAAAGCGGCAGGGGTGCTCGCCGGGGAGCCGACCACGCCGAACGGCAGCTCCAGCAATGGCTCGGGCGAGACCGGCGCGCTGGACGAGCCTTGGATTGGCGAGGCCGGGAGCCATCCCGACGCGGATGGCGACGGCGTGCCCGACGATTTCGAGGGGCAGACAGTGGTGACCGCCGGCCCGTGAAGGTCGAGGTCGCCGTCCCCGACTTCCGCAGGCTGGTCGACGGGATCGAGGGCAAGATCGCCCGAGCTGCTACGGAGGCCATGCGGGAGACGACACCGGCGGCGCTGGCGGAGCTTCGGGTGCAGACGACGGGCGCAGGACTCGGGCAGCGGCTGGCGAATACATGGCGCGACCGGGTGTATCCCGAGAGCCGCCAGAGCATGACGCCGACCGGCTATATCTGGTCCAATGCCCCCAGGATCGCGGACGCTTTTGCCCGCGGGGCCACGATCCGACCCCTCGCCGGCAAGCGCTTCCTGTGGATTCCCACCGAAAGCGTGCCGCTGGGCCGCGGACGCTATTCAGGTGGTCGCGGCAAGAGACTGCCGATGACGCCCGAAGAGGTAGAGACCGCCTTTGACCAGGACCTGCACTACCGGCGCGGACGGCGCGGCAGCGTGCTGGCCTTCGCCAATGTCGTGCGCGGCAACCGGCGATCGGGTGGGCGAGGGCAAGCGCGGACCAAGGCCGGCTTCCGGCCCGCCACCAAAGGACGCCTTGCGCGCGGCAGAGAGACGGAGGAAGTCTTGATGTTCACGCTGGTGCCTTCCGTCACGCTGCCCAAGCTGTTCGACCTCGACGGCGTGGCGCAGCGCTGGTCGCGCCGCTTCGATGCCGCATTCATCCGGCGGCTCGACCTGCTGTGAGCCGACGCCTTGAAGTCCTGCAAGCGGTGAAGGACCTGATCCGCATCGCGCTGCCTGGCGCCACGGTGATCGGCCTGGAAGGCCGGAGCGAGGCGCCGACCGTCATCCCCGACGCCGGCCGCGTCATCGTGCGCAGCGGTGATCCGGGCGAGCCGCAGGTAGACCTGAGCCCGCGGATGTACTGGTACGAGCACCGCATTCCGCTGGAGGTCGCCGCATACAGGTCCGGCGCTCGCACCAGCGAGGAAGCGCTTGACGATATGCTGGTCGCGATCGGCGACGCGGTGGAGTCCGATCTCTCCCTAGGCGGCCTGTGCTGCTGGGTCGAGATCACCGCGCCGACCACCGATGACCTGCTGGCCCTGGAGCGGGATCGGCCGTCCGGACGCCCCGCTAGTGCTGCCGACCTCATGCTCGTGGCCTCCTACGGCACACGATCCCCGCTCGCCTGACACTACACTTCACCAAGGAGAAAGCCGATGCCCCGCGCACGCGGTTCCGACGCGACCATGCAATTCCGTCGCGAGACGACCTATGGCACGCCGCCCGCGACGGGCTATGCGACCCTGCCGTTTGTCAGCTCCGCGCTCGGCGCGACACAGACGCTGATCGAAAGCGACCTGCTCGGCGGCGGTCGATCGCCGTTCGACCCCACCTACGACGTGATCGTCAATGACGGCGACGTGGTGGTGCCGGTCGAGCCGAAGTCCTTCGGCAAGTGGCTGATGCTGCTGTTCGGCCCGCCGACGACCACCGGCTCGGCTGCGCCCTACACCCATCTTTTCGAGAGTGGCGCGGCGGACCTGCCCTCCGCCTCCATTCCGATCGGGCACCCGCGCGTGCCGCTCTTCTCGGTCAATTACGGAGTCAAGGCCAATACGCTGCGCATGTCGCAGCAGCCGTCCGGCCTCCTGAACGCCACCATCGGCTGCATCGCGAAGGGCGAGACGACTCCCTCTGCCACCACCACGATCCCCGCGGCGGGTAATGTCGATGATCCGACGCGCTTCTCCCAAGCCTCCGGCTCGATCCTGATGGACGGCGCGACCATCGGCGCAGTCGCGTCGGCGGACTTCACCTACACGAACAATTTGGACAAGATCGAGACGATCCAGCCCAGCAGCGAGATCGAGGCTGCTGACGAGGGTATGCCGGCCGCGTCTGGCACGATGCGCGTCCGCGTCGCCGATGCCGCTTTGATGGCCAAAGCCATCGCCGGCACCCCGGTTTCGGTCGAGCACAAGTGGCAGGTCGGGCTCTACAGCCTGCGCATCATCTTCACCCGCGTGTTCCTGCCCCGGCCCAAGCTGCAGATCTCCGGCCCCGGCGGTATCATGCAGGACTTCTCCTGGCAGGCCTCCTCAGTGAACGGGACCGGCCGGATGATGCGCGCGATTCTGGTCAGCCCTTCCGCGACCTTCACCAACTGATGCTGGTCGCACCGCAAGCCGCCGCGGAACCGGCGTGGCTCACCATCGGCACCGCCAAGGTGCTGTTCGTGCCGATCGACCGGCAGATGATGCGCCGCGCGCGCCGCGCCGCCCTCCGCGCACTGGAGCGGCCGGAGGACGACGCGGTCGAGATGGAGGACCTCGGCGACGAGCTGTCCTATGCCCTGATCACCGCCGGCGCGCGCGACTGGCAGGACGTGGTGCGGGTGGCGGAGGACGGCACCACCGAACCGCTTCCCTTCACCTCGGAAAATCTGGCCCGCGTGCTGTCCGACCCGGTGTTCTTCGACGCTTTCGACGCGGCCTATGTCATGCCCTTTGCCACGAGGGAGCGGGAAAAAAACGCGCTCGCCGGCTCGCCGAATGGCACTGGAGGGAAGGCGACGCCGGCGCCAATTACTGCCGATCGGCCTGCGGGCAAGAGCGGCGGTGCGGAAAGTGCCCCTACCGCGAGCACGAAATCCAAGACCAAGCGGTCGAGCAAGCCTTCGAAGCGCTCGCCGATTGCGGGCGCCAGCTGAGGCTCGGACCGTCCGGTCATCCGATCGGCCTGGACTTCGGCGCATGCATGACCGTGGGCGTGGCGCTCGGGGCTGACCCGGGCATTCTGGCGGATTTGCTGCCCGATGTAGAGGCGGCGATCCTGAGCGGCATCCAGGCACTGAGCGGAGGGGAGTAGCGCATGGCGGACGCACGCACCTCCATTCGGCTCGGAGTCGAAGGCGGCCCCGAGATCACCCGCACGCTCGACACCATCGCGGAGAGCGGGGATGCGTCGGCGAAGCGGTTGGCGCGGGCCTATGAGCGGGCCAGTGAGGACGCGACCGCCGCAATCCAGCGCCAAGCGAATGCGGCGGCCAAAATCAGCGCCATCATGCCGCAGTCCGCGGTGCAGATGCGCGTGGACGCGAACGCGGGCACCGGGTTCGGGCAGTGGGAGGGCTCGGCGCGGTCGAGTGCGGCCGCGTTTGCCGCGCTGATTGCCGAAGAGGAGCGGTGGGAAGCCCGCACCCGCGCGCTGATCGGGGTGATCGAGCCCGGCGTGGCGGCGCAAGAGCGCTACAATGCATCAATCCGCGAAGCACAGGCGCTGTACGACGCCGGGCGTATCTCCATCGATCAATACGCCGCAGCGGAAGAGCGGGCGGCGGCGGCACGTGATCGCGCGACGGCGGCCCAAGCGCGCGCCAATGCCGAGCCTCCGCGCGTCCCGCAGTCCGGCTTGATCGGCGCCGGGTCGCAGCACTTCGCATTCGAGGGATCGGCGCAGCGCTCGGCGGTAGCGTTCGAGGAGCTGATCGGCGCACAGGAGCGCCTGGAGGCCCGCACCCGCGCGCTCATGTCGGCGATCGATCCCGCCTATGCGGCGCAGGACCGCTTCAATCGCGAGATGGCGGAGGCACGGGACCTGGTGAGCCAAGGCGCGCTGTCGCTGGACCAGTATGTCGCCAAGCTGCGTCATGAGGAGGCGGCGCTGGAAGCGGTGGCGACTGCCCAGCGCCGGGGTGGGGTGTCCGCTGGCGCGCATGCCGGCGCCATGCAGAACCTGTCCTATCAGGCGCAGGACTTCTTGGTGCAGATCCAGTCCGGCACCCCGATCATCACCGCCGTGACGCAGCAGGGTACGCAGGCAGCCGCTGCCCTCACCGGGTTGAGTGGTGCGGCCGGCAAGTTCGGTGCCTTCATGCAGTCGGGCTGGGGCCTTGCCATCACCGCGAGTGTGATCGGCCTGGGCTTCCTGATCAGCAAGCTCACCGAAGAGAAGGAGACGCTGGAAAGCGCTACGGCGAAGTTGGTCAAGGACGCAGAGGCGACCGAGCTGAACCGCCGGGCCAAAGAGGCGCTGACTCGTACGGTGCGAGGGCAAATCGATGCCCAGCGCGCCCTGAATGACGAGCTGGAGCGTTCGGCTCGTACCCAGCGGCAGCAGCAACAGCAGACGCTCTTCAACGCGCAGCGCGAGTTGAGCGAGTCGCGCGACAGCCGCGGCGGGTTGGTTGAAAACATCCGCCGGGCCGAAGCGCAGGTGGCGGATTACCAGCGCCGACTTGCCGCCTTCGCCAATGACCCGAAGTCCTTTGGCGCCGTCGCCGCAGAGGCCGCCCTGACGCGCAGCCGCGAGAATGTGGCGAAGCTCAAGGCGGACCTTGTTTCGCTCGACACCGAAATCGCGCGCGGCGAGCAATCTGTGCGGCGCGCTCAACAGCCGCTTCTCGACACCTCCGTAGAAGCGTCGATGGACCGCAAGGCGGCTGCCACCCTTCGGTACACGCAAGAGCTTGGGCGATTGAAGGCACAGCAGGCGATCGGCGCGGGGCAGACTGGCACCTGGAACGAGATGCAGGCGGACGGAAGCTTCGCCCGCCGCACGCTGTCCGGTATCTCAAACGACCAGTACCGGGAAGAACTGCGCCGAATCACCGAGCGCCGCGACGCCGACATCAAGGCCGAACAGGACCGCCAAGCGGAAATCCGCAAGACTACGCAGTTGCGCGACCGCGAGGCGGCATCCGTCGCGAATGTCTCCAAGCTACTCCGCGAGAGCCTACCCGGCGTCCGGATCACGTCGACCACCGGCGGCAAGCACGTAGCTGGATCGGATCACTATGCCGGTCGCGCTATCGACTTCGTGCCGGCCGGCGGCATGGGATCGCTCACCAAGGATCAGGTCCGCGACATGGTCGAGGGCTGGGGCCTTTCGATCCGCCGGAACGGGCAGGGCGTCGAGCAGCTGTTCGGTCCCGGCGACAAGGGCCACAGCGACCATTGGCATGTTGCTTTCGAAGGCGCCAAGATCGACCTCCAGAACTTCGCAGGCGCGGCGAAGGTCGCTGAGGAGCGCGCGCGCGAACTGACGGATTTGACGCAGCGCTTTGATCCCGCGGCTGCGGCGGCTGGGCGTTACGCGGAAACGTTGGCCAGCATCGCCAAGCTGAACCCGGAGAATGCCGAGGGCATGCGTGCCGGCGCTTGGGTCGAGTACATCAAGGCCCGCGCCGAGGCTTTCAGCCTGCCCGAGGTGGAGGGGCGTCGCGGCGAATATGAGGCCAATGATGCTGCGGAGAAGGACGCAGACCAGAAGCGGCGCGACGCCAACCAGCGCCGCGACGAGTTCGTTCGCTCCACCTTCGCCGACCAGGCGGACAGCCTCGCCATGGCGGAGCGGGAATTGCAGCTGGTCGGGGCGAACGACAATCTCCGCCAAGCGGAGATCACCAAGCTGGATCTGCTGCTGCGGCTCAAGCGCGAGGGCGTCGATGCCACCAGCGCAGATGGCGAGGCGATCCTGTCCAATGCCGAGCGGCTGGCGGAGCTTACCGAGCGCGCGCGGCGCTACTCGGCGGCATGGGACGAGATCAGCCAAATCGGCGGCAGTGCCATCGACCGGCTGTTCGACCCGTCGAGTGCGGAGACCTGGGGCGATCGGGTCATGGGCGTGCTGGGCGAAATCCAGCAGGAGTTCGTCCGCCTTGCACTGATCAACCCGCTCAAGAACGCGTTGTTCGGGCAGGCTAATCAAACCCTGGGAGGCATCGCGGGTCTTTTCGGTGGCGGCGGCAGCTATCTCGCGGCCGGCTCGGCCGACAGCTGGTACAATCCTGGCGGCTCCTTTGTCGATCCGACGCAAGGTATTGGCGCAATCGCGGGCGGCGCGAGTTCTGGACAGGCCTATGCGGTCGGCACGGAATGGGCCACTGGCGGGCAATCCCTGGTGGGCGAGCATGGGCCGGAAGTGGTCGAGATGCCTCGCGGCGCCAAGGTCTATTCGGCCGGCGAGACGCGGCGGATGATGGCGGCGAACGACCGGATGCCAGCGATCAACATCCCGATCAATATCGATGCGACTGGCGCGGATGCGGCTGGGCTTTCGAGGGTGGAGCAAGCGGTCATGCAGCTCAGGCAAGAGCTTCCTGGGCAGATCGTCGCCGTGGTCAACGACGGTCTTGAGCGGCGGTTGATCGGATGACGTTTCCTATCGAGATGCCGACGACCGGGGCCTCTCTCCAGCAATTCGAGCCGCAGCGCGTCGACTTCCTCTCTCCCGAAGCGGGCGGACGGATCGGCGCGGTCGCTGCCGGCAATCCGCTGTGGGGCGCGACATGGCAGATCGGCAAGATCGGGCCAGCGCGCTCCGATGAATGGCGGGCCTTTGTGGCGCGGATGCGAGGTCCGGGACGCACCTTCCTGGCGCGCGATCTCGGGCGTCCGTATCCGCTGGCGCACCTAGGCGGCTTTAGCAGCATGGTGCGGGCGGACGGCACGTCGTTCTCCAACGGCAATCCGTCCGGCTGGTCGCAGACCATCGACGCCGAAGGCGACGCGCTGCTGACGCTGACCGGCGTTCCGGTGTCTCTTGCCCTGTCCCTGGGGGATTACATCGGCTTCACCTGGGGCGGATCGACTGCCCGACGCCGCACGGTAGCGCGGGTGGTAGTGCCCGGCATTGCAACGGCCGGAGGGGCGATCACCGTCACCGTAGAGCCTCCGGTACCGACGCTGCTGGTGCCCTCCACGGCTACGTCGAACCTGACCCGCCCTGCGATCCACATGCGCCTGGTGCCGGGGGAGGTGGACCTTGGTCCTATCGACCGGCGGCTGGCGATCACCTCGGGCAAGGTGACAGCTATTCAGGATCTGCGATGAAGACCTTCACCGATGCCGCCATGGCCGCGATCGAGCGCGGCGACGCCATTGTGGCGGGCGCCTGCTACATCGGCGCGGAGACGCCTGTCTGCCTGTGGAGCGGCGAGGGCACGCTACCTCTGGAGGATGGCTCGTATCTCGGCATTGGCAATCGCGCGCTGGCGCAGATCAGCGGCGCGGCGGTCGGGTCGGCGGCGGCGGGCATCAACCTCACGCTGTCCGGCATCGATCCGGACGTGCTTGACGACTTTGATGAGGACGAAATCCGCGACGCGCCCGTAGCGCTGCGTCGGCTGATCTTCGACTCCTCCGGCACGCAGTTGCTCGACGCGCATGTGTTCGACCGGGGCCGGGTGGACCAGGTCGCATCCGACGAGACGATCGGCGGCGAGGCGGCGATCAACGTTTCCGTCGAGGGTGCCGCGCGCGGGCTCGGGCGCCGGGGCGGCAGGATGCGGACGGATGCCGACCAGCGGCTGATTGATCCGGCAGACGGCGGCATGCGCAAGGTGAGCTTCGCGGGCTCGATCACGCTCTATTGGGGCGGCGTTCGCCCGAATACCGCTACCAACGCGCTGCCGGGCGCGGGGCTGCGCGGCGTCAATTTCGGCGACCTCAGGATTTCGAGGGCCTGATGCGCGACCACGAAGCCATGGTGGCGGCAATCGCCGAGCGTGCGGCAATGCCCTTCGACTGGAAGGCCAATGACTGCGCGCGCTTCGCCGCTGCGGTGGTGGAGGCGCAGGCGGGCAAGCGACCGCTCGCCGGGCTTCGGTGGGGCACTGCCGCCGGTGCCGCGCGCGTGCTGGAACGGCTGGGCGGAATGGAAGCGGCGGTGTCTGCCCGCCTGCGTTCGATCCCGCCGGCACAGGCCCAGCGTGGCGACGTGGCGGGCGTGCCGGACGAGGCGCTCGGGCTGCGGCTGATGATTGTGGAGGGTGCGACGCTGGTCGGGCCGGGTGAGCGGGGCGCCAAAAGGGAGCCGCGCTCGGCTATGACGCACGCCTGGGCGGCGGATTAGGCGGTTGCGATAGCCACTGCTAGTCGGGGCGCTCGATGACCGGGAGCGAATCGATGCGGTGGGCGATGGTCGCGGCGGTGCTTCTGGTGGGGTGCGCTCAATCGGCAGGGGAGCGCGCTGAGCGTGAATATCGTATTGCCGAGCGTACTGGAATGACGGCCGCGGAGCGGTGCGAGCGAAGCACGGCCGTTGCTGACGCATACCTGAAAGACCAGGACGAGGGCCGCTATCGCGTCTGGCATGGGCTATCTCGAGCAAGCTGCCTCAACGCTCGGCTAGGCGACCCGCTGCTGGAGCCATAATGCCGACCTAGTCCTTGTCCTCTTTCAGCCCGATGCACCGCTTCCAAGCGGCGCCAACAGTGCCGAACTTTCGTCGGTACTCGATCCGGCTCCCTGATCCATCCGGGTACACAGTGAAGGCGAGCGACACGGCGCCATAGCCGTTCTTGATCAGGATGACGCGGCCGCCGTCATCGCGTGGTAGTGGCGGCGTGTTGTTGCGATCTGCGAGGCAGAACGACACCTCGTCCGCAGACTTTGTGGACTTGAACACTTCGGTCGGCGCGTCGGCCAGCACCTCCTTTGTAGACGCGCAGCCCGCGACAATAACCGCCGCGCTCAACGCGGCTACATCACGCCAGATCATTCGGCATCCCCCTTCTGAGTCGAGGCGCGCATCTTAAGCGCCGATCTGTGGAGGACAATCCTGCATGTCCAAGACGGTCGGCAAAATCTTGGCCGTCGCCTCCGTGGTCGTCGCGATTGCGGCAATCCCGGTCACGGGCGGCACGAGCCTGGCAGTAGCCGCCGGCATCGGTGGCGCCACCACGGCAACCCTCGCCGCTGTGGGCGCCGTCATCGCAGCAGCCTCCCTGGTCAACTCGCTCCTCCTCGCCGGGCAGCAGGCAGGCACCAATCAGCAGCGCCAGGCGGCAGAGACGAGCGTCCAGCTAGGAGAGGGGCCGCGGAAGGTGGGGATCGGCACGTTTGCGTCGGCTGGCACCCTGCTGGATGCCTTCAACTACGGCGGCCAATACGGCACCGACTGGGAAGTGTTGGACCTCGATATTGTCGATCACCTCTGTGACGCGCTGGTCGGATTTTATGTGAACGACAAGTACGTCGCGTACACCGGCGACGGGCCTGTGTCGGGTTACAACGGGCAGCTGGAGATCTACTGGCGCAACGGCAGCGAAAATCAGTCGCCGCCCGCGGTGATGACCACCTATGGCGGATGGAGCGCGAACGATCGCCTTCGCGGCGTGGCCCACGTCGTCGTCGCCTACAAGGCCGATGATCCGAACAGTAAGACGCCGGTTTGGACCTCAGGGCGCCCGCAGTTCCTGTTCGTCGTCAAAGGCTTGCGGGCATACGATCCCCGAAAGGATTCTACCGTGCCGGGGGGTTCCGGCTCCCACCGGTGGGACAATCCTTCCACCTGGGAGTGGACGGAGAACGCCGAGATTCTACGCTACAATTTCGACCGCGGCATCTACGCCTGCAATCGCGTCACCGATCCAACGCAGCTTCTTATCGGCCGCGGCCTTTCCGTGATCGAGGCGCCCCCGGAGCGGATCTTCGCCGCCGCAAACCTGTGCGACGAGATCGTCCCCGCGCTGAACGGGCAGACAGAGCGCCGCTATCGGGTGGGCGGCGTGATCGCGGCGGACGAAACTTTCGGATCGGTCGCCGATCTCTTCGCCGCGGCCATGGGCGGGATCGTGATCCAGCCGGAAGGCACCGTCGCGGTCGAGCCGGGACAGGCCAAAGCGCCGACCTTTTTCTTCACGGACGCGGATATCGTCACGGGGACCAAGGTGGCCTATTCCCCATTCCGCGGAGAAGCGGACAAGGAGTGGGTGAACACGGTCGCCGCCCGGTACGTCGAGCCGACCCAGAAATGGGCGGACCACGGCGCCCCGGTACGGCGGGTCAATGCCGACGTGCTCGCCGACAAGGGGCCACGGGAGGCCACGCCATCGCTCCGGCTGGTCACCAGCGGCACCCAGGCGCAGCGTATCGCGGAGATCATCCGGCGACAGGGGCGGCTCCAAAAGACCGCTTCGGTGGTGCTGGGGCCTCGCTTCGCCGAGATCGAGGAAGGCGATTGGGGCGTCTGGACCTCCGCGCGGCGCTTCGGCGGCCAGAGTGTCACCTTCCGGGTCGAGCGCTTCGCTCTGGGGAGGGAGTGGCGGATTGCGCTGACCCTGCGGGAGATGACCGCGGACGTGTACGCCGCCCCCACGCTTTTCTCGGACGGCGCGGTCGCCGAACAGCAGGCGCCGGTGACGGACCCCTATTACCTGCCCTCGCGCGCCGTGTACCGCTTCCTGGAGCGCACGCCTCGTTATGCGCTGACCAGCAACGAAAGCAGCATCACCATTGCCGCCATGACCGGCACGTTGGACGACAGCACGGCGGTATCGCTGCCGGCCGGAACGCTGACCGGTCTCGGCAGCGGGCTGTGGTTCAATGTCTTCTACGAGCGCGCGACCGGCCAGTACCTCCCCGTCTCGGACGGCGGGATTACGACCTTCATGGCGTCGTCCCGGTATATCTACATCGACCGGCAGGCGACGCTAGACGACGGCGCCGAGCCGACCGACGAAACGCCGCCTCCGGGATGGGGCGGTGGAAAGGGGACCGCGATCCCATGACGGGCATGCTTTCCAGCTATCGGCGGCTCTACCTGACGTTTTTCGACCTGAAGAATGGCCGGATGCGGGCGCGTTTTGATGCAGTCGAGCCGACCGGCGCGGGTGCGATGGTGGCAATGCTGACGCGCGGGCGACTGACGCGGGACACCAGCGGCCTAGAGTTCGAGATCGTCACGGACCCGTCCAAGGACCCGACGCTGAAAGGCGAGAAGGGCGATGCGGGACCAGCAGGGCCTCAAGGCCCGAAAGGCGATGCTGGAGCGCCAGGCGCCAAGGGCGACACGGGCACAACGGGCGCCACGGGCCTGCAAGGCGCGACGGGCCCCGCCGGTGCAACCGGAGCAACTGGCGCTGCTGGTCCTGCTGGGCCTCAGGGCGCGGCAGGGGCGACTGGTCCGCAAGGCCCCGCCGGCGTCAACGCCTTCGCCGCCCCTATCGCGCGCACGTTGACCCCCGGCACCGCCTATCAGGCGACCGACAAGACCAAGCCCGCCATGGTCACGATCAACCTGACCTCCACCGCGAATCTGACCCTTACCGGCGGGCAGACGCACGCGGCGGACGTGCTGGTCGGCCCCACTGCCGCATCGGTGGCGCCCGCCTCTGGCGCCCCCACCGGAACGGCCATCGCCAAGTACGCGAACAGCAACACGGGGGGCCTCTCTGTCGGGCTCGCCCTCGCCACCATCGCCGGCCAGTCCGCCATGATCGCGCTGCCGGCCGGCTGGTTCTTCGCGGTGCGCGTCACCAGCGGCACCGTCACCATCACGTCTGCTTTCGACCAAGCGGTCGGGTAGCCGCTCTTCATCCGGAGGCAGCAATGGCACGACAACATCCGGGCGACCGGCTCGATACCGCGCGTCTCGCGCTGCCGGGGAGCTGACCATGGTCATCAGCCCCGCAGAGCGCGCCGTCCAGGCGACGCTCACCTCGATTGCCCCCGCCAGCTTCGACAACAACAGCGCGCTTTATGCGTGGAACCTGTTCTTGATGACGGCCGCGGTCGGGATCGGCTTGCTGATGCTGGGCCTCCAACTCCGCCTGATCTGGCGCGACCGCCTGTGCGAGCATCCGCTTAACCCGCTCACCTTGTGGCGGACGATGCTGGCCTTTGCTGGTGCGGCCTTTGCCTTGCGCGGTGGTGTGGAGGCGACGCACCTATGGGCCTGGTCGTCGGGCGACACCGCGACAATCGCCGCAGTGATCCAGGCGAAGCGGTGGATCGACCCCATCTCGATTTTCTGCATCTTCGCCTATTTCGCCATGGCGGTGCTGGCGCGGCCGGGTATCGAGACGCAGCTGAAAAAGCGGCCCATCCCGATCGATATGTGGTCGCGCTGGCCCGCGTTGCGCAAGCCGGTCACCATGATCGGCCTCGCTTTCGGAATGGCGATTGCCGCCGTTGCCTTCCGGTGAGCCGCACCCTCGCCGCCGCAGCCAGCGGCACCGCCGCGAGCGTCCCCGTCATGTGGGATGTGCTCGGCTACCACTTCCCCGCCGGGTCAATGATTGTTGGCCTGTTCGCCGCGATGATGGCGCGTGTGTTCGTCACCCGCACAGAGAAGGGCCCGCGCGACAAGATCGCTGACCTGATCATCATGGGCGTGGTGCTGCTGTGCACCGCCGTGTGGATTGCGACCCGACATTGCGACCTTTGGGAAGCGCTCGGCACCGGCCTGCTGTTCGGCACCGCAGGCGCGCTGATCTTGGCGACGGTCCAGTCCAAGACGCAGGCCGGGCTCGACGTGGTGTTCGGCAAGCTGGGTGGAGGCTCGCCCCCGACGCCCCCGCCCGAAGTCCAGCAAGTCTTGCGCGAAGCTTTCCCGCCCAAGCCTGACGAGAAGGACCCCCGCCCATGATCGACATCCCCGCCATGCAGCGGCGCCTTGGTGTGCGCGACGACGGCATTGCCGGCCCGATCACCTACGGCACGCTTTTCGCGCGCGTGGTGCGCAAGGAGCCGGACGCTCGCTTCATCGACCTGGGCCGCGGTGCCGCGCGCTACTTCCCCGGCTTGATCGACACGCCGCTGCGGCTCGCCCACTTCGTCGGGCAGACGGGCCACGAAAGCGGCGGCTTCCGCTATCTCCGGGAGGTATGGGGGCCCACCCCGACGCAGCTGCGGTACGAGGGGCGCAAGGACCTGGGGAACACGCAGCTCGGAGACGGCAAGCGCTTCCTGGGCCGCGGGCTGCTCCAGATCACGGGGCGCTTCAACTACCAGCGGGTCGGCGAGCGGCTTGGCATCGACCTGGTGACGGACCCGGCGCTCGCTGAGCTGCCTGACATCGCCGTGGCGACCGCCTGCGATTACTGGCGCGCCAATGCGCTCAGTCGCTGGGCGGACAAGGACGACGTGACCGCGCTGTCTCGCGCGATCAACCTCGGCAATCCGTACAGCACTCGGCAGCCCAATGGCCTGCCCGATCGCATGGTGCTGACCGCCCGCGCTCGCCTGCTGGTGATCGGATGACCGCCGCCTTCCGCCCCTATCTCGCCGCCATCGGCTTTGCCGCCGCGCTGCTGCTGGCGGTCGGCATCCTCAGCCTGACACGCCAGCGCGATGCCGCCCGTGCCGGATGGGAAGCCGAGAAGCAGGCGCATGCCCAGACCGTCGCCGGCTACCGCACCGCTGCGGAGAAGGCCCGCGCAGACGACCTCGCCCACGCCCGCGACACCGAACAGCGGTACGCCGCCATCGCTCAGGAGAGACAGGATGACCTCACGAAGCGCCTCGCTGCTGCCCGTGCTGACGCTGACCGTTACGCTGCCAGCCTGCGGAGCGCCGCGTCCACAGCAAATCCCGGCGGTGGCGACAAGCCGGGTATGCCCGTCGCTGCCACGGCCGCCAGCGGTGCTGACCGAGCCGGTGACGCGACCGAGTTGGATGACGCCCGAGCCTGCGCCGAAGCGGTGACCAAGGCGGAAGGTTGGCAGGAATGGTGGGCGTCCGTCGCCCGTGTGGGGGATGAAGCGAAGTGACTCCGATCATCGCGCGCGATTACACGCTCCGACTGGACGGCGGCGAGACCATCCGGCTCATTGTGCCGATCCGGCGCAAGGATGGCAGCTACGTCGATCCGACCGGCAGGGATTGGCGCATGCGCTTCCTCGACGGACGCGACCAGATGATCGACGAGGAGATCGTCGGCGAGGTCATCGAATGCCGGGTGCCCGATCAGGACGCTCCCGTGCTTGCGTCCGCCTTTCTCCTGCCCGGACTGCTGACCGAGGACCTGTCCGGGCGCTCCTATGTCCGCTACCAGACCTATCCTCTGGTCGAGGGCGGCCGATCGCCCGGCGGCCTGAAGGGCAAGGCGATCATCGCGCGCGGCGGGCCCTTCGTGCAGGGCTCTGGTCAGGTCCGCGACGTGATGGCGCGGGTGGACGAGGCGAGCCCCACGGTCATCGTCGATAACTTCGGCCCTCCCGGCCTCACCCCCTGGGAAGCCGAAAAGCAGACCTATGCCGCATGGAAGGCGGCGAATGTCACCGACCCGGTAGACGCCGCGCTTAGCGACCTCAATCAGCTGGCGGCCGGGAAGATCGCGGAGGTGGATGATGCGATCGGCGCGGCGGGGGTGGCGGAAGGCTATACTCGCGCTCAGGGAGATTATGCCAAGGCGCAGGGGGACGAAGCCAAGGGCGTGGTGGATGCCGGGGCGACGATCCTGGCGGCGGTGCCGGCGGCGCAGGCGGCCCGCACCGGGTCGGAGACGGCGCGCGCTCAATCCGAGGCTGCAGCCCTCCGCTCAGCAGTATCCGCCACGTCCGCCCAGGCGCTGTCCGATCAGGTCGAGGACAAGGCCAATCTCGCCGGGGTCTACGTCACTCGCGCCGATCTGACCGCCGGGCTCGCCACGCAAGTCGATGGTGTCGTGCTGGTCGCGGCAGACGAGACCATGGGTGGCGCGCAGGCGCTGTACACGGTGAAAGCCAAGATCGCGACCTTCCGCGCGCTGTGGCGTGACGGGGAGCGCCTGCTGCGCCCCTTCGCCTTCGGCCAGAAAGTCCTGACCGAAGCGCGCGAGCGGCCGATCCGGATCATGATGGACGGCACGTCCATCTCGACCTTCTCCGGCTCTCCAAATCAGCTGCTCGTCCAGCGGCTCAAGGAGGTCTACGGCGACGCGCAGTTCCAGCACATCTTCCTGGCGTCGCTGGGCGGCTCCTACGAGACCGCTTTCAGCGGCTGGAAGAAGCAGCCTTTTGGCGGCATTGCCTACCATCGACTGCGTGGCGACAGCACCTCGGCCACCTTCACCCAGACCTTTTACGGGTCGCGATTCGAGCTGCTCTATTCCACCGAGACGGACGGTGGCAGCTTCGTCCTCCGGATCGACGGCGTCGACTACCCGGTCGATTGCGCTGGGCCGCAAGCCTACGGCAAGACGCTGGTCATCGACTTGCCGCTCGGTGTCCACAAGGTCACCTTCGTGCCGCCGGCGTCGGGCTACGCCTATCCGGAGCACCTTTTCGTCTCGCGTGGCCTGCGCGGGATCGAGGTGATCGACGGCACTTTCGGCGGCAGCGCGCTCCAGCAGCATCGGACCGGCCGCCTCGCCGGCGGTGCCCAGGTCGCAGGCATTCCGGTCGTCGGGGACAATGGCGTGGACGCCGTCTTCAATCGTCCGGACGTAGACTTCATCATTTACTCCGGTTCGGTGAATGACGCCGGCAATCTCACCCCGGCGACCTATGACGCCGCCTTCAATCGCCTGATCGCCACCACGCACGCGCGCAATGTGCCACTGCTGATCCAGGCCGAGATGGCGGGGCACTATGCGGTCCCGGCGGACCCGAACGGCGGCTACGCCAATTTCGCTGGGATCAAGGGCCGATTCTTCGCCGCCCAGCGCGCCTACCGTCACGTCCACGTCTGCGACTGGGACGCGCTGACCCGGCTGGACGATCTCGATCTCTACGCCAGCCGCTATTACACCCTGACGAGCGGCACCGGCAGCAGCGCCGGCTATGTCGGCGACTATATTCACCCGACCATCGCCGGCCAGCGCGTCGGGCAGGCCGCGATGTGCGCCTGCATGGGCGTGGCCGCTCCGGGCCGCGACACCTGGCAGGAGCTGCGCGCGGCACAGGCGAGCGCGGGCTTCGGCGCCAGCACCACCCCGGTCACGCTGCGGGATTGCGGCATCGAGAAGACGCTGCCCGTCGCAGGCTTCGCGCATCGGCTCTACGGCGGCGGCGGCACCTTCAGCGCGCCGGTGATGGCGCCGATGGTCAACGGGCGCACGATCAAGCAGCTCTCGCGCTATTCCACCAATCTCACCACTGGCACCAGCGATGCGGACGGGGCGTACCGGGAGTGGTCGAATGCCGCTGTCAGCCTGCTCAGCGGGCTTGGCGCGCGCAAGGGCGATCGCCTGACCCTCACGGCCAAGGTGAAGGGCAGCGGCAGTATCCGCCTGGACGGACGCATCTTTTTCGGAGGCACGCTCGTCTGGGATACCGCCGTCGACGGCGCTTACACCGTGAGCTTCGCTACCGGCGACCTGGCGCAGTGGATCACCTGCGAGCTGGAGCTCGGCAGCGTCGACTTCTATGTCCTCTCGGGGCGCTTCTACGAGATCAATCTCACCCGCACGGGCGGCGTGCCTGTCACCGGCTGCGGCGACTATCTCGCCCCCACGCCGCGCATCCTGCCATGCGCTCTCCTGGCGGGCGATCCGGACT